AAAAGCATTATTTGTAATAGTTATAGTGGGAGTATTGGATCCTGATTTATTAGTAACGTGTAGAGATTTAACAATGATAGTTTCATTAACTGAAGGGGACAATAAGTTATTACTCTCAGCTGCAGTTACTGTTTTTCCATAAAATTTATATTCGTTTTTTACTGCCATTATTCTAAAAAGAAGTTTCTAGCTTCTATTTCCTGTTTCATGTCTTCTTGAAAAGTAGTGTTTAATTTATTAATAACACCGTCAAGATCTCTAACCAAAGATTGAAAATCTTGTTGGTCGTATTCTTCGCCTGCTCTTGTTAATGATTGTACGATCTTTGCCATTATAATATACTTAGTAGTCCTCCATATCTTAAACCTACTCTTCCACCTTCTGCTAATCTCCAACCCGACATGCCAGCATTTCTATTAGCATCTGAAATTGATTGAGCTTGAGCTTCACTAATTCCTAAACCACCTTGATCTACGCCTCTAGACATGTGAGTAGCGCCTTTACCCGCTCTTCTTTGGGGAGCTGTGCCGGCACGGTCTTTCTCTATAGCTATGTTCTCGTCTATGTTTTTCTGATTTTCCTTTTCCCACATTTCTTTTTCTATTAGTGCAGGGTTTACAAACTTGTTATAATAATTTGTTTTTTTGGCCTCTAGTTCCTCCTCAGTTAAAGTTTTGCCCCATTGGTTTTCCAGATTTTCGTAAACACCTTGTACATAGTCTATTTGTTTATCATACATTGCACCTAAGTCATTAAGCCCAAAACCCGACTGTAAATTTTTACCAGCTAATACACCGCCTGTAATTTGATTAAGGCCAGAGGTTGGATTTGTTCCATACATTCCTTGCTCTTTCATAAAATCTATCTGACCTTGAAGTGCAGGATTATAGTTAAATGCTCTTGGATTAGTCGCATCCATTCCACCAGCTATTCTTCCCATTATAGTATTATCTAAAATACTTGTTATTCCTTCCCCTATTCTATTTTTAAAATACCCAAATGTATTTTTAATATTACTGGGTGCTTCTTGAACAAAATTTTTAGTATTAACTAACGGATCAAATCTTGTAGGATGATTTGCTCTCATCATAAAGTCAACCGGCTGATCAATATAATGAATTGCTTTTGTACCCATGCCTGGAACGTCCTCATCATCACCTGTGGCTATTGCATCCCAGTCTGCTTGTGATGTATTGGCTGCCACGTTAGCAATGTCTTGGTCTAATGCATTCATAGATGCTATTCCTTGATTATTCCACCATGCCATAATTACCTTCTTCCTCCTGGATGTATGTCCAATCTAAATGTACCTAGTTTCCAATCTTGGCCAACGGCCGTATTAGCTACTTTAAATTGAACAGCTCTTCCTCTTATTCGAGTATCAACTTTGGTACTTGCTGTTGTTATATCATAGTTTGTAGTGGTTGCGCTACTATTTGGATAGTTTTTAGTAACCAATGAAACCCGTGTGCTGCCTGTTTGACTAATGAAATCAGGTATAAATCTACTAACCCTCATTACAAATTCACCGTCCCCTCTAAGGTCTGGCATTCCTACCACACTTCCTGTTGTACTTTTTTTCTGAGTAATATCAAAATCACCTGATTCAATATTTGCTAGGACAGCGGTAACCGAGCCTCCTGCATCTACTTGATCGGTCCCTGTTTCCTGGGCATAGTAATATGTAACTCCTGCCGTATTTCCAACGACATCAAAAGAAGCATTACTACTGGTATCATATTTAGTTGCATGAGGTTTATCAAAGATTGAGGAATCTTGCCACGCTGTTCGAGCTAAGCTTCCTGTTGTCCATACAGTTCTTTTAGAACCTGATTCAAGATAGTTATAAGTAACGACTCTATCAATTACATTAGAACCATTACTACAATAGAAAAAGTTTACTTCGGTAAAAAGGTTATTCAATCCACAGTTAATTAAATCTCTTGCCGTAGTATTAATATCATCATACACATAGTCTTCTACTAAGCAGGGTAAAGATTTTAATCTGCCATCGTATGCAAAGAATCCATTTTCAGACATCCAGTAAGCTGTGCCATCAACTTCAATCGCAGCATTCTTACCTATTAGTCCACAGTTAGTTCCAGCTATTTCAAAAGAAAATGTAAATGGTGCTCCAACAAAACGCATTAAAAATAATGCTTTATCGGTCCAGACATAAATTGCATCTCTACCTTGGACTGCGCCCATGATTTTAGAACCATCAGCAAGTCTTTGAGTACCAGCCGTATTATCGGCTGTTACCGTGTATGAATCTGTCCCAGTAATTTTTTCTTGATCAGAGAATCTTATATACATATCATCTTGGGTTGATGTGTCTCCAATTGTTGTTTCTGTTCCAAAAAATATTAAGTGTCTATCTGGTGTAGAAACTAACATATGTCTTGAAGCTGTAGGTGCATCAGCAAGTAGGGTAGCCCTAGTATTAGTTGCACCTGCTACTGAAGAGTCCCATTCAAAACATTTTCCGTTATAAATAAGTGCTATTAATTTTGTTCCATAATTATTTAAAACCCATAAGCCGGGATCAAGTGTAACGTCTTCAGAAGACGATTCGCCCCATGCTACATAGTCAGAAATATTGCTTACTGTTACTCCAGCAGTATGGGCTGCTCTTGTAGTTCCATTAACCGCACGCGCTCCTCCACTTAAAGTTCCTGTTGAGGTATCGTTATTTGTATAACTAATATCTTCTGAGCCAATTCTAATTTCTCCTGAATCTGGAAAAGCAGTTGAACTAGCTACGACTACAGTCGTAGTAGCATCGTCTGGAAGTGTTGTTGATAGAGTAGTCGTTGCAATACCTGAAGCAGTTCCGCCGAAGTTAGCAGTTCCCCATCCATAACCACCTAGTTGTTGATTAGGGCCGACATGGTAATAAGGACTGCCTGTTGCACTCCCTACATTGCTAGTGCTTCCAGTGGTTTCATTAGCGGCCATCGTTAATTCAATGGTAGTAGAAGTTGGAACTTGTGTAGCCTCAAAAACCTTGTCTTCAAAATCTGTAGTTTGAAAACTAGATCCTGTAAGTGTAGTTACACTACTAAAAGTTAAAAGATCTCCTTCCAACATGCCGTGTGGGGAGGGAAATGTTACTGTAACAGTTGGCTGTCCACTAGTTGTTGAAAAGTTACAACTAGCGATTGAAGTTCTTAAGGGTGTGATATCATAGTAAGAACCAGCATAATATATATAAAGAACTTTACTTGTTCCAATAGCAGAATACTTTACTCCAGCGTTATTATCAAAGTGATGAATGGCTCTAGCTGGACCCGTTAATTTGTCTGCACCTAATTGGTCCCAACCACCTATTTTTTCTGGAGTTCCATATCTAAATCGAACATTATCTCCCCCAAACCATTGTCCCTCTGCCCCGGTTTCGGTAACTTGTTTATTAAATCCTGGTAAAAAACCTAGTTTTTGTAACATATAAAATCCTGTTTAATAGGTAATATAACAGATTATATCAAAATTCAATAATTACTATAGCTCTAATAGCTCTAATTTAGATAAAGAACCAACACTACCTTTAATAAAAATATTAAAAGCTAAACTAACCCTGGTATTTTTTCCCTTTTTTATTGATACTGAATGACTAACTGAGGAAGGAAACAGCATTATTTGTCCTGTTTTAATAGGGAGCCACCAAGATTCTGAGTTAAAAGAATTAAAGTTTTTTACTTCAGGCATAATCATATCGTAATTATTTTTATGGAACTCTACTTGATCAAACTTTTCATTGGCGTCCATATAGAGAACCCCTGAAACTAAAGAATTATGGTGTTGATGTTTAGGGTGGTGTTCATTAGTACCTGTATAATTTAACCATGACTGTGTAATGTATGGTGTTATGTTATTTTTAGGAGATATAATTTTATCAAAATAATCTTTAATAACGATGTCTAATTCTTTTTTAAGGTTACTAAATTGCTTGGTATTGAGAATGTAACTATCATTAGATCTATAATTACCAGCATTTTTAACACGTTTTATTTTTTTAAAATTTATTTCTTTACTAGTAAATTTTCTATTTAATTCTGTGACATAAACAGGAGTAGCAAACAATGAATGAACGAACACCATATCAAATAAAAGTAGCTACTAACGCAATTCTTGCTCCAAATTTAGGGTACTCTTGATAGTGTGGTAAATTTTCAAAACAAACACCTTTACCTGCTTTATAGGGTATTTCTTTTATTACTTTCTTGTTTTTATCTACAAGAAAAGTATTACCACTCGACTCATTTAAATAAATAATAATTTGTTTGTGATAATAGTCATGATCTACATGGACACCACAGGTTTTATTTTTATTGGGTATCGTAATATTGTAAGCAATCCTTGTATAAAAATTTGGCTTCTCTCCTATCTTTTTACAAAAGTTATTTAAAATATCTAGTGTACTATAATAAGTTACATCATCAGTATTTATAGCATTTTTAAGGGCATCAGTTTCTTCTAGTCTTTTTAACACAACATGACAAAAAACAACATCTTTAGGTCTATCGTCAATTGTGCCGGGAAGATATGTAGTGCCTTCTTGAAAAAAGAATGGAAAATTTTTACTAAAAATTGTGTCTTTAATAAACTGGTTGTTTTCCTTAGTTAAAAAATTTTGTTTTTCTTTGAAAAAAATTTTCATGTTTATTTATAAAGCTTAAAATTATAGGCTAGTGATATTCGTT